ATAATAAGATAACCGGGCGCCTCCATTTTACCGTACCATCCATTACTTCTGAATCCGTTAAAGCGTAATCTCTGCTGCCTTGCGCGTAGGAGTGGGGAATATACAATATCATTGAAGTTTGTTGTATTATCAAAAATTAAAATATGTTCAGTTTCTGTTGCATTAACTTGAAGGAAATAAATTCCGCCTGATGCGAGATTTGCAGGTTCTACTGAAATTAATGTGCCATCTCTATCTGTAGTTGTTCCAGTAGGTGCAATAGCTACACCAAACTTATCAAGAATGCTATATACACCGTTTGAAATAGTTTCGACATCTTCTGGATATCCACGCGATACTTCAAGGGTTGCTTTATTAGCTGCCGGACTTACTTGAATAGAAGAATCCGGAGCCCATTCTGTGTTTAGCCAGAATAAAAATTGTTTAGCCGAATACAACCAATCACTAAGTTGATTTGTTTCTTGACTTACTTCATCAAATTTCCAGCCGCGCGATTCAAGATATGCACCCCACCCAATTAGCAAATCGAAAACATCTTGTGCCGTCTTTAATACCGATCCGTACGGAATCTTAGTAATTGTTGTTAGAGATACAGGCTTGTAAGTAACTGATACGCCCCCGACTGTCGGGAGTGCCTTAAGTTTTTTGTAACCACTTGCTTCAAATTTCTGAACTGTTTGAGTTACAAGACTGACATAGAAGACTCCATTGTATCTAACAATATCTCCTGCATTGTATGTTGCACCTGAAGTAAAGTGTAAGAATGGTGCAGGTGTTCCGCCGATAGAAATATCGATTAGTTTGGCGGTTGAGCGATCCAGGACTGAAAATTCTGAATTAAGTAAATCATATCCATAGACCACAAATGCTCCGTCTGCTAGAGCGCGGATCACTACTCCACTATAAGAATAAGTATCTACAGAAGGGCTCTTATGCAGAATAACTTCAAAGTTAGTCGATGGAATAATTAATCCAGATGTTGTTAATCCCGGAGTAATGGATTCAATATAAGTGTTTGTGGTATCTTTATTTGTAAATCCTGCAAGCTTATTTGCAAGATTTACATCAAGTGTTCTTATTTTTTCTCCGAAAGTGGATGCTACATTCTTACCTAACAAAAGTATTCTATCGCTAATCCAACGCTGGTATCCGTATCTGATTTGCACAACGCCATCAATTGTTTCGGCATGAACAACCTGATCCTTATTCTTCGGACGCATCCATGCAAAAAATGGATCATTATTTGTGAATGTGTCATTCTGAATGTATTGCCAATTGAAATTTGATCTAACAGGCTCGACTGATGTTGGCACAGTAATCATACCAGGAGACAATTCTGTCCCGACAGTATCAAACATTAATTCACCATATGGTGCCGGTCTCATTAGATATAAAAATTCCTGTACCATAAATGCATATGCTGAAGTCGACATCCAGGCCTGTTCAACAGGGCCGCCATCGCCGTAGATCCAGTCTTGTTCAAATGTATCAAATGGCGCATATGCATTACCTGAATATGCTACATTAAATAGTGTCATTACTGAAATAATTTTTCCAGCAACATCAACCGGTATAATGGTTGATAGTCCCGGACGCGCCCACATCTGCTGTGGTTGAACAGCCAGGGAAATCGGATCATAGATAGCTGACGGACCTTGGCGGATAATTCCTGCCTCCAGGTCTGCCCACATTACGCTGTTACCGGTTGCAGTAGAAGTCCATACAGGTTCACCGCCTGGAACAGGATTCGGAACTGGCGCACCATATTCATATTGCCACCAATCTGGTTGCGCTCCAAACCCTAGCATCTCCCATGGGCGAGTATCTGGATAATATGTATCATAGTAATATTGAAAAATGCCTTTCCAGTTGCCAGGCAAATCAAGTGGTTGTGACAGATTATCTACTGCATCACGGTAGTTGTAAAGTTTCCAAATATTGCCAGTATATGGATCGGGAATAACGCCTGCTTGAGTGCTTGCCGATGCCCAATCGTTGGTGCGGTAATTTGCACGATTCTTGGCTGACCATTTATTTAGATATGAATCTGTAACATCAAGAAATTCACTACGTGAATAACGTGTTTGTCTGAAATACCCCGACTTAATCGACTCTACTCTTAAAGGCACGTAATACTGATGTCTAAATTTATATTGAAGTAAATTGTAGATTCTTATTTCAAGCTCAAGAAGTAGATTATCTCTATAATCATTGTAAGCAATAGTCTTAGAACCATCATGCCCAATGATGACATTTGTCGGAGTTACATAGGTAGTATCAAGTTCTATTCTCGGAACATATGTTTGATATGCACCTATCTTTGTTGGGGTAGATGGAATGTATGCTGGTAATGGATTCTTATATAATGCAATAAATACCGGTGTTCCGACTGGAACGGTTACAGTATTAAATTGAATATAAATTGGCAGATTTGTAGAAATAATTTCATAATCTTCGCCAATAATAAGTATTTGTTCAACACCGGATGTATCGTAGATATACAATGCATTCTTCGGGTCTGATAGGTCAACATAATTTGTTAGAGTTATCAGTCCACCAATTGGCACAACAGTAGATTCATTTGCAAATGGACTGCCATTTGCAATCATGTATGAATATGCAAATGCGTTAGAAAATTCTTTTGAGATATTTACGATTTTTAAAATTTCTTCAACCCAAGCACTTACAACAATTGTGTTATTGTAATACTGGACAGGATTAAACCCCGTATTGATAAGCTGTAATGCTGTTTGTAGATATTTGTTCTTGAATTTTGTATATTCGTCTTGGCTAAATCTTTCACCGATAATAAAGTCCAAATCGTTTGTAGACGAGACAAGCATTGCCTTTAATAATGGTGCTACATTCTGCAATATAAATTTACCGACAGATCTGTTTTTTCTCGAGTCCCTGTAATTGTTATCGCCACCAAAAGCAATTCCTGTAAAACTAATTTGATTTGCAATAATAGAGGCAAAATGCTCAGTTAGATTGCTTGCACTAATTTCACCAATTTCTAATTGATTTGGATTTGCGTCAAGTTGTTGAGGAATTTCCGAATAACCAGTTTCTTCAGGATAAAGAAGTCCACTCTCGTCCCATGCAGCGTATGTTTGAATTTCGACTACAGGCGGTTGAGTTTGAGGTTTTAGAAAAAGTGCTGTTAGGTATGCATCTAATACAATATAGAGTCTATTATTAATAGTCTCGAATATATACCCGTTTGTCTGTTCTGCAAGACTCCTGACTTCTTTTCCATTTACCGAAACAATGATATCCGGACATGCAGGATATCCGAACGGAGTAACACTCAATTTAAATTGATATTTCGTACCGTAACCGACGACATATTGGTCAATAACTCTCTGTTTGCTAACGTCTAGACAGTTGCAAGGCGGCGGTGGAACAATATTATCGCATGGGCAAGGTTGATATAGATTCCAATTGTTATAGAGAATTGGGTCTTGTGTCGTTTTGTAGTAATAGTAACCGTCGATGTCTAGCTTTGCTGCACTATAAGTATATCGCTCAACAATAAGATCATTCTGAAATACGATATCAGATGCTTGACCCAAGCCTGTATAAACAATTGGAAATTTTAACACAGGGTCAACTGTGGCACCTGGCTCGGTATTTACTTTATAGGAAAATATTTCACTTCCGTTAAAGGTACTCTCGGGATAGGTAACAGGATCATTAAGTTCGATACCGTTGTGATCATATAATTGGAACAATGGCGGCTGATTTAGTGACACCTTATCATTAAATGCCTGTTGCCATACACCTAAACTATAGTACCAAGTCGCACCGCGTTGAGCACCATTATATGGAGCATCTTCGGTTATGAATACAATATCTCCTTCTAGAACAGGTGTTGCTACAGAAGTATATTCTGTAAATGTAACAATTCCTAAACCATTGACATTAACGAGCCATATATAATCATTTGTTACGGGGTCATTAAAGAAGCAAACAAGATCTCCGGCGGCCATTGCAATGCCATATGTGGTATTAATTGTGGATAATAATTGGCCTTGTAGGCTACTACGAAATATTGGATTACCGGTTGCATCGTCATTAAATCCGTACTGTATTTCACTCCGAAATTGAGTTCCTGAATTGAACAATGTTAGATCGGCAACAAACTGAATAATTGGCCTCAATCCTCGTGTTGCATTCACTGGAAATGCATCACCAGTAACTTGCAAGGTGAGATTAATAGCATCAATGTGAAACCATTTATTAGTTCTCGACCATGCATTTCTATCAAGCGAACCACGTTCGATAGTAATGTAATCACCTGTCGCCGGCTGTGTTTGAGTTTCCCACAATATGGTATCCCAGTACAGATTGCTAATAAGTCTTCCGTTGGCTAACTCAATTACACCATCCCATGGTAACAATTCGAAGATTGTTCCCGATGTGAAATCTGGGAATTGTTTAACAAGTTTAATTCCCATACATCCGCCAAAATTCTCAACAAATCGCGGCTCGGCATATTCAACAGCATTAACAAAGTTAACAGTAAGACCTGTTGTAAATGTTAGGTTTGGCGGAATTGCTGTAGGCTGTGTGGTATAATTTGGTTTACCAATGACCTCGGCGTTAATATAATCATCGAGTGTTGGGTAACCAGTAATATCGACATTCGAGATATTGATTGTTGATAACCCTTGTTCGACCCAGTAGTAATTCTGATAGTTAAGAAACATATCATAATCAATTGGTGGACCAAAGCTATAGTATTCAGACTCAAATAATCTATCTTGATTTAGCGTGTTGCCGCCATAATATTCTATGCGTTCGAGAAGATCGTCATAGAAAAATATGTTCGATTTGGTAGAATCGGCTTCTCTAGCAAATGCTGTTGCCTCTAATTGCCACCATGTTCTATTCTTTGAGGGTTCCGGCAGATAAAAATCGCTAACAGGATTATAACGACCTGGAATTCTACGACCTAAATAACCAGCAAGATAGTCGCTGTCCTTCTTAGAAAAGACTTGATCAAATGTAGCATCAAAGAATTTTTTTTCAGTTACAGTCTGAAAGACTGCCGGCAGTTTCTTAATATACTGAGTCATGTAGATTTCCGATAATAGGTAGTGTTATCTATCTATTATTTATCACAAGAATTATCACCCTACTTAAACTTAGACTCTTAAATTCTGATCCGTAAGATTTGCAACAATTTGAACATTGTTTACGGTTGCTGTAGACATAAACACTTCAGTCGGATTAGCAATAATTTCAAATAAGTTACCAAATTGCGAATTAGCATTGTTAGGAACAATTACCACAGAGCTGATAACTCTAGAAAGCTGCTGGTGAATAAATGCAGCGAGTTCTGTGTAAAAGAATTTCTCACCGAAGTCCCAGTTTCTAATATCAAAATATGTATCAATGGCTTGAATAACTTTTGTCTTAACCTCATTATCACTAATACTAGATGAAGGTGCCTTAACTACCTTAAATGTTGCCTGCAATTCCGGTTCAGCTTGTGGGCCAAATAGTAGCTTAAATGTTCCCGAATTCCAAATCATGGAATCGCTTACCATCTTGTATTTGTCTAAGTCTTGGAACTGAATTCTTAGCTCTTCTGTAGTAGGTGCCGGTGGAAAGGTAAAAACACTTCCATTTGAATTTTTCCAAATTATTACATCTCTATAGAAACTATCAGTAATCACAATCATATCAATGATGTTTGTGGCTGCCGGATCAATGCGTTGATCAATTGGAGAATAGTGACTCCATTTAAAATATAATGGTAATCTGCTCAGTTCGGGTACTGTTGTATTTTGTGTAAACGATTTACCATTCTTATCAAAGTGATATTTGTCAACAGTTGAAACAATAATTTTGCCAGTTGGATAATTAACAAGGTTAGACGTAGTTTCATATCCCACGGCATAATAAACCCCGAATCCCGGGGGGCTGATGCCTGCAATAAGATACGATTTATTGATAAAATAAGTTTGTAAAATGACTTGTTCATCGACAACAGTTTCTGTTCCAATGAGCCATGGATAATTTGTAAAACTTCCGTAAATACCGTCGTCAGTTCCATTGAAGAATGCCGTTACCTGATTTGCTATAGATTTTACTGGTGTAATATCACTAAAAAGCATCTGTGCCGTATTATTAACAAATAAAAGATCTGCATCTTCCATATAAACATATACAAATCCAGGTGTTATTACGGATCCGGGATTTAATATTTCACCGGGAATAGATAATTGCATGTTTGCAACATATGGCGAACTGTATAATGTTGTATTATCTAATGGATTTACAGGGAAATAAACATAGATATCATTTGATGCTAAATTTCCTAATTCTGTTTTCCAATTACAAATCCACGGGCGCGTAGTTTGATATCCGGTAACTTCGTTATTGACATACTCATAAACTACTCTATCTGCCGGTGAGACAATGTTATCAAATCCTTCGGGATCATCCGGAATTCCGTCGCTGTCTGTGTCAACAAGAGAAACTTCTATTTTAGAGGTATCTTGATATCCGTCATCCTGAATGAATACTCCGGTAATATTAAACGGCACCTGTTTCTTCAAGAATACATCTTGAGGGTTAGTAATAGGGATAGGAGGTTCGTTATTATCAATGAGCTGATTTGTGTTAACAAACGGCATAATCTCAATAGTATCTTGCAATGCAAGCCCGGATGCATTATCAATAACAATTTGGTTTGGTTGCCAATAGAATCTAACATCTCTGTATGATTCGAAAACATATACTCGGCCTCTTGCAAATAGGTCGTAAGTGGTAGTGCCTAATTGATTATTACTTGCAATATTCACATATAGAAGACCACCCGCGGCGTATGGGGGCCAGTTAGAATAAATTTCTTCTGTAGGCAATCCATTATCAATAGGCGGCGCATATTCCCAAGGCTGATCAATTTGATTTACAAGCCCAGGAGTTACCGATGTTGATGTATGCCATACACCGACTCGCCCGTTAGAACTATCAAGAAGATCATAATATAACCAGAATGAAATTCCTGCAGTAATAGCAGCAACAATTTCAGTAATTTCTATAGTAGTTAAATCATTTCTAAAGGCAGGATACACTTTTACTGCCTGGAAACTAGTTTGTTCTTCCTTGCTGAGTTCAATGGGGCCGATATTTGCGTAAGGGTTTGACGGTGTAATAATAAGTGGTTGGCCTGCCTGTATCACGCTATTTACGCCGACAGAATTTATAGATATAGGATTACTTACTGTTCCCATTTGTAATACAGACGCGTCTGTAATAAATCCCCAGGCTTGATATTGCCCACCTACTATATTAAGAGGGTCAAAAGTGTTAATTAGATCTTGTGGATTATCTGTATTCGGTGCATCAGAGAAATAACCTGTATCGTTCTTGAATTTTACTGGACTTGTTCTCCAATATAATGAACTTGATGGGTCGGTAGAAGTCGGCACTAAATCCAATAATGATCGACCGGTAGGTTGAGTAATTGACGGATTTACTCTAATCTTAGATTCAAATTGCGATAGATATTCGTCATAAAAGAATGCATTTACTTTGCTATCGCGCAACATTTCTTGAATTGTGTTTATAAGAATTGTTTCAATGTTGCCTGAATTAGATGAATCCTTGATAACCTGTTCAAGAACATTTTGATTATCTCTAATCAAAGCGCCATCTTGTCCAAAAATAATTAAATCACGATGAAATCCTGTAGGATCATTGAGATCGATATAACGACTTTGGCCACTATAAGTTCTGTCTAATGCCTGTATTTTTGCAATCTGATTACCGTAGATAAGTGGTAGGACATTATAGTCACTGCCATTAACCATTCTTGATTGCGTCGAGAATACCTCTGGGGCACGTAATTTAATTTGCTCATCTGTTTCGGCAGCAGCGGCATTTCCTATAGTTTGCTCGAGATTAAATATAACTCGTAATGTATATGATTGTAGATCGGCCCCAATATATGGAATATTAATTTGCAATCCCTGAGCGTCATTTGGGCGAATTACAAGTGCCTGATTTGCACTTATACGTACCCATGTTCTAAATAATCCTGTAGGTACATTGCCGAAGTTACCATCAGCAAATCTAATACTAATAGTATTGCCGGCGCCAGAAATAACATCGAAAATATTTCTTTCGGAGAACTGAATACTATTGTAGATAATATTTTCACCGGCCAAAGCTGGAACCTTAATCCATTTTGCTAAGACATTACCTGCCTGATCGGTTTCTTGAACATACACGTCATCCTGATTAATATTTTGAATTTCGATAGGAAATACCCTATTAGGCACTGCAAATTCAAAATTTGTATCAATGTTGATTAAATTACCTTGTTTAAAATAAAGGAAAAATCCTGTATTGTTAGAGGAGACGCCTAGACTATCGTTTCTGTAGATAAAGTTAAACGGATTAGCAGGATCAGGATCGCGTTCAAAGATTGTTTCATTTGTTACAAAATCTGGATTACATACATCAATCGGATATTGTTGTCCGTTAATGCTAATATTAGTGGGATATGTAACACTTAGGTTTACGACATTATTTAATTGGTACAAATCTGTCGGAATTGAGCCAATTGTGCCACTCTTAGTTGGCCGCCCAAATGGGTTAATCGTACTAAAGGCAGCATTGCAGATTTGCACATATTGGTCGAACCAATCAGGATTGTTTGGGTCATTCCAGTAGATTGTTAGATCGTTAATGTTTACGCCATTAGAATCAACCAATGGCTGATCTGTTTGCACTGCTGCGATTTTAAATAACCCACTTGCAGGAATATTCCTGCGCGGAACATAGTTAACCATCTGTGCAAGACGGATAATACTTTCTCTACGCTCGGCTGTATCAATAAAGTTTTCACGGCTGTTTAGATCTGTTCTAAACGCAAGACTTGTGCCGAAGTATGCAAGCAATTCAATAATTGCAATAAATTCAGAACTTTCAATATAATCGTTGAAGTCTTCCGGATAGTAGGTCTGAATATAATTGATTAGAGCCTGCTTCAGAGTATCGAAGTCGTAAGCAGTATAATCAATAAATTGGTATGCTTTGAAAACTTTTTTATAGTCTTCGCTCGCAAACAAATTTGATTGACGGATTGATTCTGACATATTAATTATTCCCCTTATTTTCTAAGTGCGGATAGACATAATAGAATGTTCCGTCTTCTCTGTGGATACGTTTTCTATCTTTATTGGTAGAACTCATTTTATTTCTTTTTCCGTCATCCCATGTTTTTCCAAATGATGGGTTTTTCTCACCGACCATATGTTCTTTTCCCTTATTCCATGGAACATTCCCCTTTCCAAAACATCCAGAGGTTGCTATGCCGGTTGGTATTCCCTTTGACGAGATATAGTTTTGTTTAGGTTTGCGCATATTCTTTTTTGCTTTTTCGGATTTTGGTATACCCGTGCATGCATCAATATATTGTCTTCTTAGCCATCCATATACCTTATTGCTATGCCTTGTTGCACCCATCATATGCGCTGCAAAAACAAGGGAGTGATTTCCGGGATATATTTTTACCAGTAATTGGTGTGCAAGAAAATGTTCTTCTGGTGTAAGTTCGACTAAGTTAGATGCATCATTATTACCGTTCATGCAACGGGGCACAATATGATGTGTTTCTGTTTTTAAATTAGGAACACGAGATTTAGCCTTTTCAACTAACAGATTATAATGTTTTAAGTAATCCATATTAAAAAGTTTCACGGTCTTTGAGACTAAATGTGACAAACAGATTATCGGTCACAGACTCCGGTTTAAATAGAACAACCATGATAACATTCAATGCCTGATCTTCTTGAAATACATCTACCGACACAAGCTCAACTCTTGGGTCCGAGGCCACTACTCGCACAGCATCTTCAATAATTGCATTTTTAGTATATTCATCAAATGGATCAAATAGATATTCAAAAATACGTGTACCAAATGATGGTAGCATTACACGAGATCCCATTGGGGTAGCAAAATGATTTAGGATATCACGTTTAACTAATTCGAGATTAGTTAAAGAATATGGAGGGTTAGGCTGGTTCACAGTGTTGAATCCCACAAAGAAGGGCTTGCGTGTAATTCGCGTTTGTTGTACTAAACCGGTTTGAATAGATGCCATAATACTCCCTTTCTATTATTTATCAACAGAATTAAGTAGGGGTATATTAACTGTATCTTCTTAACCCCTGGTCGTAGTAATTACGATACATTGTCATTACTTTTGTGGGTAAAGATGCTACACGATTTCCTGCTCTGTTAAAACTTAAATGATACCAGGCTAATCCTGTCTTATCACTATGTTCAAATATAAATTGATCATAGGCAATATTATCTCTTATCCAAGCAGCATTTTCCCAATAGCGTGCATAAGTCCATCCAGAAAATTGAATATCAACAGCTTCTCCTTTAACGTGCTGACTTATACCACTTGGCGTCGTATTTTGATTTCTAAGGCCCGAATTAATATTAAATGAGCCAAATCTTGCTAACATGGGCTCACAGATGTTTACTGCAACAGCTTTTAAATTGCATACTCTGTCTTGCGGAGTAATACCAGAGATAGGTAATATTTGATTCTTAAATAATGCATTAATTGTAAAATTTCTTACTTTAAAATTTGGACTTAATTGAATATCATATGTAGTATTATCTACTACTGCGAAGATCGGGCAGGTCGGATCTACTCCATTAGCTTGGGCCGGCTTCTTATCGTCGACTTGATTTGCAGGAAACGGACTAGGTCTCGGGAGACTTGTCTGTGCAGATGGTGGAAACTGAACACCCGACCTATTGTTGGAATTATTACCATTGGCAATACTTTCATCATATCCGTCAAGAGTGGGATCACCCCCATCGCCACTAACAGTATTCAATAGTTCTTGGGAATTTTCAAAATCACTTGTCGAAATTGGAACTCCGCCTACTACTACTTCCGGTGCTGCACAACTCATATATTATCCTGGAAATTTTTTATCACATGTTGTCGGGTCTATATTTTGCGCAATCATTGTCACAATATTCGGGCCACGTTTACCTACCTGAGAAAACCATATAGAATTTCTTAAGGCAATTCCGGCAGCATCAAATTTTTGTGCTCGCATCGCCCCCAAAAATATAGTGAATTTTGCCAGGCGCGCCTTTCCTAAATTAAATGCAAGATCTGTTACTGCCCGTTTTCTTATATCTGACAAATCGCCCCATGTATCGCCTAATAACTCTTGAGAAATTTTAATTGCTGAGGATGAATCCTGAGTAAACCATGTCTCTATTTGTTCACTAGAAATAGGAGAACCTAACGGATATTGGGTAACTTCGTTCGTTCTAAATAGATGACCTATGCCGCCATGTAAAAGACCCCCTGTGTCAAGATACGATTTATCGACATATCCTTCATGACATATTAATTGGCAACGAAGGGCATTCATGTTCATATCTTTAGTAACACTGCTTGCATCAGGCGGATCTCCAGAAACTGATGTATTATTTGATCCGGGATTTACAGAGGCTGCCGGTGGAGTAGTTTGTGAATTACCCTCGCCACTTGATCCTCCGTATGTTTTATCATCCGGGGTCATTATTGGCTTATATCCGGCAATTGAAGAAAATGTAAATGTTTGATGCTCGGGACAAGGTTCGTATGTCAGAAATCTTGAAACTGTTGTTTGTAGTGATTCAGAATTTCTCTTAAATTTAGATTCCTCATCTTTCCATGTTGCAAGAATATTAATCTTATCATTAAGCGGCTTAACTTCTGCTGCGCTTGCTGGCGCAGCCGATAATGCTGATTCTGATGCAGTTGGATTACTATCTGTTGCTGGAACAAAAGGAACAACCCCGCCCAATGCAACAGGGCCAGCAGCCGAAAGACCACCACTTAGTTTTGTCAAGCCCGATATAGAAAGAATTCCATTAAAGCTTAATGCTGCAGGATCTAATTTAAATTCGGGGGATGTTAGCAATAGATTACCGGCAGCAATTCCCTTTAAATTATTTGTTGCATTTAAAGAAATATCTGCAGAGGAGCAAACAATAACATCGCCTACAGCCACTACTGAAATATTGCCTTTTGATCCGACTCGAATATTACCGGTTGTGGCTAAATCAAAGGCTGCGTCGGTCGTCATTCTAATTCCTTGTTTTGAACTAAAATTCTGGCCGCCATTAACTGTGGTGATATTTAAAGTATTGCCAATTTTAACATTCATGTTGTTTTCTACAACAGTATGAAATGCTCCCTTTTGCACAGTAGTTTGCCAGTTGTTAAGAGCTTGCATAACAATGTTACCGCCCTCCCCTTTGCCTTCCCCTACATAATTCCATACAGGAATTGTAGATGGTTGCGGTACATTATTGATATCATATGTAAATGAGGTTGTTGCCTTAGTAGTGTCTTGTGCAGCCTTCATGAATATATTTTGACCGGCCTCGATATTAACATTCCTATCTGCACGAATATTAACATCCCGTTGTGCCCTCATTGAGATATCTTTAGCACCGAAAATATCAACATTACCATATTGGTCCATTTGAACCCACGACGTGCCGTCACGGTTAATAAGATATACAAATCCATTTGTTTCGTCTAATCTAATCTGGGCGCCAGATTTTGTTGTGAGTTGAACATATTCGGTACCGGTTCCGTCATCCATAATAAAAGACGATCCGCCTGTACGGCGAATATTACTAGGAGTCGCAGTTGTATCTATAATAGGACCCGGCGTTAAGATGCCGAAAACATTACTGGGTGATTCGCGTCTTGCACTAGATGTTGTTATCCCACGACCTTGGTCGGTTATAAGTCCTTGATTACCAATTCCCCTGAACTTTGTTTTTTCATATGGTTTAAATGCGCGATCTGGTTGTACTACTTTTTTATCCCATTTATTATATTCGGCCACGGGTACTTGCTTACCGGGATATTGCCAACTTTTTGTATCGGCGGCCATACCGGGAATCATATTATTTACGAACTGATCATAAAAACACCCTATCCAAATACCTCTAGCAGTATCGCCGTTTATAAACATAACTAATACTTTGTTGTTTATATCTGGAGGTATCATCCACATACCATATGAGGTCTGTGTTTTATCGAAACTTTCTAAATCAGATTTAGCAATTGTTTGTACATTTGTTGCTCCAGCAAATGGCGAACAATAGCTCACTATAAGCCAGCCATTTTCATCTTCAGGGGCCGACCCTAATTCAGGAATCCAAACTCGTAATCTTCCATTTTTTTGAATGTCTGAAGAATCCTTAACAAACCCTACAAATACACCGTGGAGTACAGGTATTCTGCCGAGTGGTTGTAATAACTCATTACGTGTCGGTCGTGTTGTTCTTGCACTTGAATCTAGATATGTCATATATTATGCGAAGGTGTTTGGTAAACCAATTATTATATTTGGAATTGCAGTAGGGACATTAGACGCTGCCTGATTTGTAATTCCTGGACCCAGTATGTTGAGTGCAGATAGATTTTCAAAATTTAAAGGATCTAAACCTTTTACTTTTTCTGCAGCACTTCCCATAATTACTTTGTCTAATTTAACAGATGTTTTGGGAATTTGTTGTCTATTTAGCAGGTCTTCCGTAGTGCTTGGCTTGTCTTGTTCTGATGATATATCCTCAATTTCCTTCATAAAATTTATAACATTTATATTAGGATCTATAATACAGTCTAGTTCTTGTCTAAACAACCCTGCATTAAATTTACTTATGATCGACGTTATTTTAAATACACCACTAAACATTTCGATATCTGAAAATGTTGGATCTCCGTCCGGGGTCTCGTCCGTATTAAATATACGCGGTGTTCTAAATCTAATAATAATAAAATTATCTGTTCCCAATATATTAATAGAATCTTTTCTATTGAAATGGCCGCGTTTAATGGCAGTAATTGCCTCAATTTCGCTTAATTTCAAAGAATTATAAATTCTTTCGTCGCCTTGTAATATAGGCGGTGGAAATAACCAAAATGGGTCTCCTTTGATGGAAAGATTTATATTTGCAAACGATGTATCTAGTGAACTATGTAATGCGACAGCAAACATACTCGATAATTTTTGGAGTCCCGAATTACTATTCGATTCTACACCTAAACCTATCTGTCGTTGCTGCATACTATCCGATCTTGCTATCGGCCTTAACTGACCCTTTATACCGGCTAAGTAAGTCGAATATGCATTTTTTGCTGCTGATCCATTTACATCAATATCCGAAATAAAACTTAAATTTTTATCTGTTGTCTTTTCTTTAACGGGTGTAGCAATACTCTTTGATTGAAGCTTTACTCTAGTAAATTCGCCATCGGCATCAATACCACCCAATTTAGTTGCATCTTTTAAGAAATTATTTCTGCTCTCTGGTTTCGATACACTTAATAGTTTTGTAATTCTTTTCTTTTCGTCATCCGGAATATCTGCCGCTGCAATCGCTGTAGTAGCTTCCTCCATTGCTGTCTTAGCAGCAGCGGTAGTTGATGTCGATGCATTATTTTGAAATGACATTGCTTTTCTAATCTTCTCGGCTAAAGCGCCTTCTTCCTCAGAGTGATTATGAGTTACCGGGCCTTTATCGGACATTGCTGTATTGAAATATATGCCATCCATACGGTTGACTGCGGCAGTAAATGCATTATTAATCTTAATATCGAAATTAACAACTTGATCATTAAGGCCTGTAAATATGTAATTATATTTTTTCCGTAAAATGCTCTTATTGACATATGTCATCAATCTTTTTCGTTCTACATCAATGGTATCTTCGCCTGCTAAATCTTGAAATGTATTAGCACTTAAAACACCTAGATCATATTTGACAATGTATATTGTAAATTCTTTAGCAAAGTTTTTTTGACGCGGGTCATATGCAAGCGGCCGAGTCTCGGTGATTATTCTCCAAAGTTCTTTCATTTGGCTTTTTTCTTCGGGCATAGTAACCCCGATACCACCAGGAGTCAGTGAATGATTTATTAATGTTTGATAATCATCTGTATTAGCGAGAAGAGAGTCAATAATTTTATCAACAGACGTACCGGCAGGTACCTGACAATTTTTCCCATCAAACGAAACCGTGCTACTATTTCTTACAGAATTTGTGTTACTATTATTTGGTGTAATTTGAAATCCAGCAATAGCAGGATCTACGATAATTTTATACGAATTTGGAATACTACAAGTGCCTAGCATCCTATAAATTTCATCACCATTTAGTTTTTCTTCTAGTTTTGTCATAGCATCACTGAAATTCGTAAGGTTATCAAGAACTACAGGAAATTGCAATACATAATGTGCATTGCTCTGTGCTAATTCGTCATAAATGGTAGCAGTAAAATCATATACGGCTCCTACATTAGTAACATTTACTTTAATATCGGATATTTTTAATGACCAGAGCCACCGCAGACTACTTATTGTGCCTGGTGCGCTATCATCCGATTCAGATGTTCCTGGTGTCCTGCCTCTAAACTGTAATTGTAGATAAAACGGCATTACATTCCAGTTGCCTATACCTAGTGCAAGTGATTGATAGAAAATTCTATCAATCATTCCTGCTCCACCCGGTTCTTTTATCTGGAATTTTACTGACGTGGATGTTCCTGTTCCGCATTCTACAGACGGTGTTACGATACTTCTAATTTCGACATTATCGATAGTAAGATCTGTTACACCTGATTCAGCAATAATAGTTTGTGATTCGAGATCAAAAATCTTGCCAGCTGAAGAAGCTGCCGGGGTCGTAATAAACAATTTCCAGTGATAAGTTACGCTGTCGTAATTGTCTAATATATTTGGCAGAAATGCAGTATTCAGTTTGATATGATCTGATGGTTTGCTAGATACAACAGTATTTTCTGTATCGTGTGTAAATTGTGATCCACCTCTAAGTAATCGTGCAGTTTCTGCAGCAGACTGATTACTCGGTGTCCCAGATCTAAGTAATCGTGCAGTTTCTGCAGCAGACTGATCTGGATCAGGCGGGCCCCACGTTCTTTGGGCTCCGGCTCCGGCAAAATCTCCGCCACCACCCGACATAAAGTCTTTAAAAATATCCATATTATTGTTTTAATATATTTGCAGGAATGTAAATTTCTAATCCGGAAACAAAATCATTTATAGGATCTATAATTAGATCTGGATTTCTAATACAAAATACCCACCATAATTTAGGTGTACCGTATTCATTTTGACTCATAAGATCTGGCCGTTGATCAAACTCAGGAGGAATTACGACAATTTTATCAAAATTACTTTTAGGAATATCTCTTGGAACCCATAAATCTAAATACCAATTCTTTACAGGGGTCAGTGAATATTGACTAGTATCTTTAGAATTTTGTGCCATATTACAGATATCCTTTACCTATTAATTTACCCGATCTAAACTCATCTAGATTAAATTCGTTTCTAAGTTTAATAGGAATATATTGAGTTTCTAGTTCAATGGAAAGTGTCATATACGTAGGTACGTATGTATAGCCGCCCGAAGAACCTGCAGGAAGGTTTACGCCAATACCGGCAGAATAAATTTGGTTCTGTACAGTATCTACCGGGACATAGTCTATATCTGCCGGGTATGTATAATCAAATGACTTAGGCAGCACAGGTACATTATTAAATTGATATTCGCCGAGGTAGTTGAATAATAGCACCGGTGGCGGAGTTCCTGCTCTATTATATGGATTTATTCCAAAATATGATTTCGTGACTGCACGGAAGAAGTGTATCACTGCCAATAAATATAGTGCTTCATCGTTCGACTGGGCCGTAAATGCGGCGCTAATGCTAATCGGCTTAGGGTATGACCTAATATACGAATTATATCCATAATTGGTATGAATAAAAGGACTATTATCATATTCTGCAACATTGCCAGTAGTTATCGAGGGAGTATACGGAAAAAGTACACCGCGGGTAGAATATAACGGAAATAGAATATTTGACCTTTCGCGTGGGCCAAGAATAGTTAAAGCTCGACTAATATCCTTGGGCTGTAATCTTGCTCTGTAATCTTGTTGTGGCATTGTGTTTTGTCTCCTATCTTCTTATTTATCACGGTCATAAACACATATGTTAATTGCGAAACTCTTGACTACCGAACTTCTTTGTGTTACACTACGCAAAACCCTTAAAGGAGAATATCTTAATGATTGAACAACTAGAAGACGACGAGGACGTATTCATTCCAAAAACACCTGCAATGATTCCAGTCAAGAAAGTAAATTACCTTAATAATAAAGATATGCTTAAGGAAATTCATCGTAGTAAAAATTCTTTTTCAGAATACACTGATCCTAAATATAGTGACTATGATGTTATTGTAGATAATGTTCAAGAAATTTTCCTTACTGAAGTACAAGAAAAAGGAAAGATAACAAGAGCAGCACGAATGGGTGTAACTGCCTTTGAAGCTGCTGTTGCAATTCGCCCAGAAAGACCAAAGCTTTCAGAGTTTAAAGTAAAACCTGATACAATATCCGTCGATGATCTTGTATTTAGAGTCCTTACATTCGAACATATTCCTTATGCACCTGGTAGAAAGAAAAATCCAAAAAGTGTTGCAGATAGCCATGTTAAATTAAATTTCTTCCCCTTCAAGCATTACATTATTGAAAACGGTGTTGAAAAAGAAGTCGGCCGTTCGCATTCTAAAAATGGAAAATTTAATTTAGAGCGTGGTAGCATTACAAACAAGCTAGCTAAGATGTTCATCTTAATGGTAAACAAATACGGCCAACGTGGCAATTGGCGCGGTTATACTTATATTGATGAAATGAAAGGGCAAGCATTACTGCAACTTGCGCAGATGGGGTTACAGTTTGACGAATCAAAAAGTGATAATCCTTTCTCCTACTATACACAATCCTTACAAAATAGTTTCACACGAGTATTTAATCTTGAAAAGAAGTCTCAAGATTTACGTGACGACTTGCTAATTGATAGTGGTGCAAGCCCTAGCTTCTCGAGGCAATTAGCAGTTGAAGGTGAAATTAGACGTTTAAGAGAAGATGCGCAGGACTCGGCAAAAGATGGCCACGAATAACTTATTCGAGAAAGTTGTTTGCTTTACCGATATTCACTTCGGACTTAGACATAATTCTGCAGAGCATAATCAAGACTGTTTAGACTTTATTGATTGGCTAATTGTCGAGGCTAAGTCCCGGGGTGTTGACACCTGCTTATTTTTAGGTGACTGGCATCACCACAGATCAAACATTAATATTTTGACACTCGATTACACCATGCAAGCCTTAAGGAAGCTAAATGCGGCCTTTAAGAAAACTTATATTATGGTGGGAAATCATGATCTTTTTTATCGTGAGAAGAGGGAAATTCATTCCATGGTAGTAGGTAGTGAGTTTCCTAATATCGTTCTTGTCGATGAGCCATTTATTGAGGGCGATGTTGCACTTATTCCTTGGCTAGTTGAGGAAGAGTGGAAAAATCTTACTGATATAAAAACAAAGTATCTATTTGGCCATTTAGAACTTCCGGGCTTCAAAATGAATGCCATGGTGGAAATGCCCGATCATGGAAATCTTAATGCTGAGCATTTTAAGCATCAAGACATGGTATTTTCGGGACATTTCCATAAACGTCAAACAAAAGGTAAAGTTAATTACATTGGTAATCCCTTTGGACATAATTATTCTGATGTATGGGATTTTGAACGCGGCGGCATTTTTCTAGAATGGGGTAAAGAGCCCGAGTTCCTTGATTATACTAATGGACCAAGATTTATCAGTATTAATCTTGCTGCATTGCTTGCCAATCC